GAAAGATCCAACCATTCCAATGGTTTTGTACAATCGTGACCGTGCAAGTTTTTTGCTTAAAGTTACCGTAAGTGGACGCACAAAATGGCATCAAGCGTGGCGTGTGGCTTTCTTTCTTGCTCAGGGTTATTACCCTGTGTATGAAGATTCAATTTGCTATAAAGACAATAATAACGCAAATTTTACAATAACTAATTTGGAGATAATTAAGAAAAGCGAAAACGAGATAACATCAAAAGATTTTGCTAAACTTTACGGGCTATCTATTAACACTGTTAAGAAAAAATTTAATAAACTGCCATTTGTTTATCGAGTTATAAATCGACGTGTTACACATTTTTACAATCTTGAAACAGCACTTTCTGTTTGTTCTGATCTGATACAAAAAAAAATGCTGAAAGATGATGTTGAGCATATTGATGATTTAATAAAAATTCAAAAATCAATTTATGATGGTAAAGATCGCGGTAATGATATGATTCGCGCTTTTCTTTCTACTTGGTGCAATGAAATGCCAAAACGATGGGAGATGACTTTATGTTAACACCTAAGCAATATGTAAAAGAACAGCAAGGAATATTGCGCCAATTAGCGTGGCTAATCAATGCCGCTAGAATTGGTGAATTACATACACTATAAAAGTAAAGGAAGGTAAAAAATGATTAGTACAACAGCTTATATTTTAATTATCGCTGTAACCACTCACGGTGAGCTTACACAATCAACAATTGAATTTGCGGATAAGGCTTCGTGTGAAAGCGCGGCAGTTAGACAGGATTTTGCATTTAAAAATTTGCAATTTGCAGGTAGATGGAATCTAACCTGTCACCCTTATCAGCTTAATGAGATTAAAAAATGATTCAGCAAATACTTCAGCGCGGAAACCGTCAAGGCATGACAATGCGCGAAATCACTGAATTAACAGATTTAAAGCAACATCAAGTGGAATTTAAGGTTCAAAAGTTAATCAAAGAAGGCATTGTGCATAAATCTGTTGATAGAATAGACAATGCGTATTTATACACATTGACAAGCTATGAAGAATTGCCGCCATTTGTTGATTGTTCACCTGTTAGACTGGATAACGTCATTAAACATTTAAACAAGCAAAAAGAAAAAGTAAATTCACCAGCGCACTATAGCAGCGGCAATGTTGAATGTATTGACGCAATTGAATCTATGCTAACCAAAGAAGAATTTATCGGATTTTTACGCGGGAACATATTAAAATATCAATGGCGTTATAAGCAAAAAAACGGTGCTGAGGATTTAAAAAAGGCGCAGTGGTATTTTGATAAGTTAAAAGAAAAAGAGGGCGTGTAATGTATGAATTTAAAAGTGGTAAACCGTCAGGCGGCTTGCGTTATCAAGCCATGCGCGATTATTTAATAAAATTAAAATGGTTCGCAGATAACCCCATGCAACCCGTGTTTATAAGTGAACGCAGTGCATGAAACCACGACTTAAAAAGATCGGGCGTTTTTGGTTGTGCTACACGCAAACGACAGTGGTTTGCGCAGCATTAACGCCCGAATTGGCTTATCAGAAATGGATGAGTAAAAATAAAGCCGCTGAATAAGCGGCTTTTTTATTAGCTTAAAAACAATTCCGATTCCGCTTCACGCCTGCGGGTTAACCCTGCAAGTGATTTACCGCTGGACTTATTCCACTTCTTAAACTCATTAGCTGCGCCAGTATAGTCACCAGCGTTTAATTTTTTCAATAACGTTGAGTCGCCTAAGCCCTCTGCAATATCGTCTTTGTCAATATCTGAACCAAGATTGTACGCAAACGAAACAAGTGCATCAAATTGATTTTGATTGATTGGCACTTTTACAAGAGAAGTGACATCTTTTTCATATTGCCCAATCGTTGCAGCCAATAAAGCCAAAGCCGCACCTTCATTAGGTAGCGTTCTGTTTTTAGTGACAGGTGTGCCATCACCATAATGTGTTGAGCCAATGCCAATAGTCCACACTCCCGCTGGGCATTGGTACGCCTTGAGTTTGCATCCTTCAAATTCTTTAATTAAATCTAATCCGCGCTGTCCGATTTTCATTTTTTACCCCGCAACAATAAAATAGTTATCAATTTTTGTGTAAGACGAATCATGTCATTATCCAGCACACGAATCTGATCTATCAATTCAACCAGTACAATATAGGTTTCTTCAAGTATCGGTTTAACAATAGTCGTTGCCCAAACCCAAACAAAATAGACAATATAACCCATGCCACCAGCCGCAACGATAGGAAATCCATAATCATTGATATATTTTGCAATGCTAGTCGTGTCCATTAGTCTTTACGCTCAACGGGTTGAAGTTTTGGCTTGTCTTTTTCTTGCGGTATTTCAAGCGCGTCAGCCATTAAAGCATCAATCTTGATAATATCATTACTCATTGCTGTAACGCGCGTGTCGAGCTGTTTAATGATGCTGATTAGACCGTTTATGCGCTCTTGAACGCTATCAAGCAAAAACTTGACTGTGAGAAAGACAAAATATAATCCAATGCAGGCCGATGCAATCGGGAATCCCACGTCTGTTGCAAACTGCAACATCTCCATTATTTAGTCGTCCACCAAGTAAGAAATGAGAATAACGCGCCCACAGCAAACACCACGCCACCAATAAAGCCTTTGTACCTAGACTGTTCTTCTTTCATTTCATCAATGGATTTGATTATTGCGTCTAATTTTTTAGACTGATCGTGAATATCAGATTTTAAATTAGCAATTTCATTTTCCGCTTTAGCTAAACGGCAGGCTTCATCTGGCATGGTTTACACCGCTACCGCGCCAGTCATATCAGCTTGTGATGATACCCAGTTATAAGATTTTTCTAAGAATGTTGATCCTGCTTGCGCTTCTACGTCTGCTAATGGCGTGTGATAGCGTCTGAAGTCAATGTCTTTAGTATCATCATTAGTTGGTTTTTGTGCATAACCCACCACGTCAATCATCACTGAAAAGTTTGAACCACGTTGACGACTAATAGATGATGTAACGATACGAAAATAAGCACCCGCAAAAGGAATGCCGAAGTTGCTTGTTTGTAAATCAATTTGAATAGCCATTGTTGTTTCCTGTTTTGTTGTTGATTATTAAACCGTTACTTCTGAAGTATTTACCGTTGCAACCCAGTGTATTGTGGTAGCTGATTTATACCCCGATGTAATCGTTACACCTTTGTTTGTATTATCTACTGCAATGGTTGGCGATGCGCCAAGACCAATAGAATCCGAGCCAATAAGAGTTAAAGCAAGTCCTGTAACAGCCATTGTTCCACCATTATTTGAAACTGCACCTGTAATGTTATAAGCCGCCATATTGCCGCTACCAGATTGCTTAGCTATCAATGTGCCTTGAATCGCCATCGCTTGACTGCTTGCTACAATAAGCTGATTATTTGTTGATGCGGCATTACCGTCAGATGTTAACGCAACTGCTGTAGTTGTTGTCGTTGCTGCGCGAAGAACAATTTTCCCTGCTTGTTGATAACCAGAGTAATTAGAATTTCCAAATACCCATTTACCTATTTGTTGCGCTAATGTATTTACACCAAATGCGTAAGAAGAATCAGCAGAAGCTGTAACATAATACCCCATTGCATAAGCGTGTGCGCCCGTAGCATACGCATGGTCGCCTATTGATATACTGCCTCCAGAACTAGCAATCCCTAATGTACCTATTGCAACTGAACCTGCTCCAGTTGCTTGAGATTGATACCCTGCTACAAAAGATGAATATGCACCTGTTGCTTTAGATTGCGCTCCCATAGCAATACTATTTGCCCCAGTCGCCCCATAACTACTCGTATTATTACCAATAGCCGCAGCAAAACTGTCTGTACCGCTAGCATAAGAGCCGCCCAATGCCATTGCGCCTGCGCTTGTAGCTGTTATTGAAGGACTAGCACCAGAATTCATACCAAGTGCGGTGGTTCTATCAACAGAACTGCAAGATGCCCCTATTGAAACGGCATAAGTTCCGTTAGCTGATGAATTCTCACCGATTGCGATTGCACTTCCGCCAGAAGAACTTGCTGATTTACCTAACGCAAGAGAAGAACTACCCCCTGCTGACGCTCCGCTACCAAATGCCGCTGCCGCTGTACCCGCAGCCGTTGGATTAGTATAGCTTGCACCTGTCGCTGTACCGCCACCACCAGAAGCTGTTGCCCATGTAGGCGCAGACGCGCCATTTGATGTTAATACTTGACCTGTTGTTCCCACAGCGAGCATAGCAGTTGTACCCGATGCTGTTTGGTATGGAATTGTACCTGCGCTTCCAGATGCTAAGTTGGTTGCTGTTGCTGCTGTACCTGTGGTATTTTGATTAAGCGTTGGAAATGTACAATTAGTTAGCGTACCACTTGTTGGAGTGCCTAAAATTGGCGCAATTAAAGTTGGTGTATTTGCAAATACCGCTGCACCGCTTCCTGTTTCGTCAGTTAATGCTGCTTTTAAGTTAGCACTGGATGGTGTAGTTAAAAACGTATTAACATTTGTTCCAAATTGCCCAGCCGCAAACGTAATTGCACCCGTCATCGTGCCGCCAGCTAATGCTAAATATTCCGATGCAGGCAAGTAAGAAGTTATCCATGCGCTACCACTATAAACGCGCATTTCACTGCTTGTTGTATTCCAATACATCGCACCCGTAAGTAGTGCATTGCCATCGTTATCAACGCTAGGATCGGATGCTTTTGCGCCAAGATAACGATCATCAAATGAATCATAACTAGCCGCTGCTGCGGTAGCACTATTTGCCGCATTAGTAGCTGAGGTAGATGCGTTAGATGCCTGTGTAGTTGCCGTTGAAGCAGAAGCCGATGCGTTAGTTGCTTGAGTTGTCGCAATACCCGCTTGTGTTGTTGCAGTTGATGCACTACCCGATGCCGCTGTCGCACTACTTGCGGCATTAGTAGCTGAGGTAGATGCGTTAGATGCCTGTGTAGTTGCCGTTGAAGCAGAAGCCGATGCGTTAGTTGCCGATGTCGCAGCGTTAGTAGCAGAAGTTGATGCTTCACTTGCTTTAGTTGTTGCAGTTGACGCAGATGTAGATGCGGCTGTCGCACTTGAACCTGCTGCTGTTTGACTTGCTGCCGCTTCATTTGCTTTTGTTACAACATAATTTGCAATTGAAACTTGATTAGTAAAACATGGCACAAACCTTGTGCGCCACCCGCCATCCCTTAATCCCGTTGTTGCATTATCATCATCAGTAACAGTTGAACCGTCACCACCGATTGCTGTGCTAAATGTTACACTGCCCGTCATAATAATTCCTTGATTTCGTATGTTGTTTGGTATCGTGTGTTGTATGGCTGTGAAATAGGCGATAATGATTTCAACCTGCCTAAAAACGAACGCCTTTGCAGATTAAGCGCGTCTGCACTATCCCAGATATAAAGCACTTCTAAATCTGTGCCTGATATTTTCATAATATCATTATTTAAAATTGATTCAGCATAAGTTAAATGGTCAAGCGTAAATTGTGCAATTCTAAAACTATCACGCCTATCAAAAAATTCTGCACCACTCATGGCTGTATCAACAACGGTTGCCGATTCATAACCAATTGACGCGCCTAGATTCATATTTAAAACAGGTTGATAAGTTGACCCTATAAAAATACGACCTAATTCAACATAGCCGTCAGAATTGCTGCTGTCAAAAAATTCAATTTGATAATATTGCGCTGATACAATCGATGGAATAACGTAAATTAAATTTTTTGTGTAATACGCAATTTCTTCATCCGTTGGCGTTAAATCCCAAAAATGCACATCTTCCCATTCATAACTGCCATAAGGCGAGCTAGGCCATACGTCAAGTGTGCCAGAATCATAAACTAATGTAGCATAACCGCTGTCTGAATAAACGCGATAACGCCATGTCGCATTAACGGATAAATTATGTGCAATAATTCCAAGCGTTGAAACAATGCGCTCAATGTCTGTTGAAAAACGCAATTTAGTTGATGCGTTTGCATCGTCTGTTGAACGCGCTTTTTTTGATAATTGACGTGTTTTAATATTATTTAATGGCAATGAAGTTGACCACGAACCATACGCTGCAAACGTAACTGCATCAATCCTGTTTTGATAACCAATAATTGTATTTGCCATGCTATCCCCAGAGCGTTAGCGTTGCGCGGTTTTTTGAATAATCTGATTCAATACCAATAATTTTAAATAGTTTACCAGAATTTAAACCAAAACGATTCATTGTTATGTTTACAATATTATTTAAATCGGGCAACGTGGTTGTTAAATCAAGCGCAATGGTTACTGTGTACAAATCGCGGCTTGTTTTGTACAAATTAAGCAATCGAGTTGCTTCAGTTTGAGCTGCTGTAGCATCAACCAGTAAAGATTCTTTTTCAATTGTAGGCGCAAGTGTATATTGTGTTTTTATGGCTGTATCTTCTGCTGATTTTGTTAATGCAGGTAAAGATAAAACACTTCTACGCGCTGCGGTAACTGCACCAGCTAAATCAAAATCTTGCACGCTGTAATTTTTTTGATACGTTAAATTAACACGCCATGCTGGAATGCCTTTGTCGGTGTCATTGGTTCGACCATGTTCAATATTTAAAATGTTATTTATATCAATTTCAAGTGTTGCGCTACCTGTTGGCGCAGTAAATAAACCCATGCGCAATACGCCAAGCGCATCAAATCCAAAGTAAGCACCAATCGATTGAGCCACTTTATCCATTGCCACCATCGCTGAATCTGCGCCATCAATCCAAATTCCAATAACACTATTATTTGCCGTGTCTAATGCGGTTACATCGCTTGCGTTAATATCACCCGATGCAATACCTGCCTTTAACGCCATCGCCTTTAAAACTTGCGCCACTGTGCGATTAGATGATGCTGCGCCTTGTGTTGCGTCACACGTTAATAATCCCGTTGGCACAGAACCAACGCGAATATAACCAAGTGCTAAACAAGTAGTATATTTTCCCGACGGTGGATTATGTGCTTCAAGATCAGAAACATTTGGCTCATCAGCGTGAAACGTTAACGCAATGCCTTTATCGTAAACATTGCTAACTGCTGCTATTGCACCATCATTAATTTGATACGTTAATTTTGAACTGTTTACCATGATTGGCGCAATATTAAACACCTGCCCATACAATAATGGCTTAGGTGATTTTGCAATATCAGAAACACCTTCAACACCATTTGGTAAAGTATTGTTGCCAGCATAAAGCGTAGTTTGCAAAGGCATATCAACAATGGCGAGTTTATCCCGTGCTAATATCGTTACTTTTGAAAATGTAAACTCTACCTGCTCCATTGTGCCATTTAAAATAGTTGTAAATGCAGAATAAGCGTCACCTTCATTTCCAATTTTAATAACGAGCGAACGCCCATCAAACGAATAATTGAGAATTGAGTCTAAACCACCATCAACGTTTGTTAACTCTACCGCGCCATAATTCACACGACTTGCACCGCTTGTTGTTCCGTTGCTGTAAAGTGATCTGCTAATTGATGCAGGATTGGTTATCCTATCATCATAAAATGTATTAGCAGGCGTATCAGTGGGTTTTGTCGTGTAAGGCTTTGACGCGTAACGCAGCACGGTTGTCGTGCCTGCTGCATCAATTGCCGCTGTAATTTCTACAATATAAATCATGCTGCTGCCTCAAGTTTTGCCTTGCGTGAAATAGTGCTAAGTTCTTCTTTCATGCCTTGCATCTCATTTATCAATGCAACGTTTGCACTAGATTGTAAATTAACCAATGCTTTCAATTCAATAATTTGCTCTTTTAATAACACGCTTTGATCGTCAATAGCATTTCCAATTGAATCGAATAAACCAGTGGTTTGTTGGTGGCTTGTAACGTTTGCAGGTGATGTGAAGTTAACTAATTCTGCACCTTGCTCACCTACAAGTGATAAACCACTTGCCATGCCGCCATTGGC